CTTCATAGTGCTATCTGTTCTTGTGGCTGTTACAACAGCTGCAACTAATGCAGTAACCCTAACTAATTTAGGGCCTACAGGAGGATCGGATAAATGGATAAAAGGTAATGGTTCAGCAATGAATTCAACTGGATTCAAAGGTGTCTTTGCAGGTAACGGAGGAGATGGAATCGTTACTCTTGGCGCTGGTACAACAGCAGCTACAGCGGCACCCGCTACTTTAACGGTTACTTTATCAGGTGATCCAGGAGCAACTGGATGTACTATTAAATTTAAAGTATTAGGAATTAGTTCAACTTCTGATACCGAGTAATAAATAAATTTTGTGAGCTCCTTCGGGAGCTTACAATTAAGGAGATAAAATTATGACAACAGGTTTTTCAAGTGATCAGGGTTCCATTCAGATGGAGGCAGTTGGTAGTAATACGTTAGGAAGAACAGGTCCATGTAGAATTACTTCTATTCAAGGTAAAGGTATTGCAAGCGCAGCTATAGTTTTCTATGATTCAGCTGATGCATCAGCACCGGGTAGTCAAGTTTACGTAGCTAAATACGGAACTGAAGGACTATCAGTTGATGTTCCCGGTTCAGGTATTTATTTTAAAAATGGAATTGTGTATAATCTAACTGGAGCAAGTGGCAGCGTTACCGTAACTATCACTGGTTAGGAGTATCCATGGCTTTTTCTGGCACAACTACATTCGAGAAAACATTCTCGATAGATGATATTATTACAGAGTCTTTTGAGAGATTAGGTTTTTTTGATTATTCTGGAAATGACTTAAGAACAGCTAGAAGATCATTAAATATTTTATTTCAAGACTGGCAAAACCGAGGTGCGCACTATTGGGAAATTGCGCAGAATAATTTTACTTTAGTTGATGGCCAAGCTACCTATACAATGTATAGATCAACTGCTGATGGTACGTCTGACGCCACTGCGGTATATGGTGCTTCTGATATTTTAGAAGCAAGTTACAGAACCACTTCAAATGTGGACACTCCACTTTCAAAAATTAATAGATCACAATATTCCGCTTTTTCAAATAAAACAGCTGAAGGTCAACCATCACAATACTGGGTTCAAAGATTTATAGATAAAGTTACAATGACTTTATATCTAACTCCAGGTTCTACTCAAGCTGGTAATTTTATTGCTTATTATTATGTAAAAAGAATTCAAGATGCCGGAGCCTATACTAACGAAGCTGATATAGTTAATAGATTTGTCCCTGCTATGTGTGCGGGATTAACTTATTATTTATCTATGAAAAAAGCTCCACAGAGAACACAAGAAATGAAATTAATTTATGAGGATGAACTAAATAGAGCATTGCAAGAAGACGGCTCTCCTGCAAGTGTTTATATTTCTCCTAAAACTTATTATCCGGAGATATAATGGCAAAATTTTCAAAAGGAAAATACGCATTGGCAATTTCAGATAGAAGTGGATTAGCTTATCCATGGAGACAAATGGTTACGGAATGGAATGGAGCCTTTGTTCATTATTCAGAATATGAAAAAAAACAACCACAATTAGAGCCCAAACCTTTTGTAGCAGATCCTCAAGGTTTAGATAAAGCACGACCTGCCAGAACAGAATTTGGTACTCAAGATTTTTTACCCAAGAATCCATTTACAACTGCCGCTGCTTCTAAGGAAGTTACAGTTTCAGAGCCATTTAGTAAAAGATCCAATGATGATATTGTAAGATTTACAGACGTTAAATCTCCTGTGGGAGGCGTTGATGTTTCTACATTTGAATTATCAACCACTTTAAATGGAGATATTACAGCCGGTGATCTATCTATAGTTCTCACCGATTCATCAGCATTTCCCTCAGCTGGATATATAGTAATTGAAAAAGTACAAACTTCTGGTGCTACGGGAGATTCTTATTATAAGAATGAAGTAATTCAATATACTGGAAATGCAGCTAATACTTTAACGGGATGTACTCGGGGAACCAATGCACAATTTAGAGGATCTACTCCTAAAAATACAACAGCGAGTTCTCATGATTCAGGAGCAAAAGTTTATGGTGGGTATTCTATAACTATGGTACAAACAACACATAACCAAGCTGGGCAACCATCAACTGTAACTCAAGAAAATAGTTATACATTTGATTTAGTTTCAAATGCTGCAGCGAGTGCAATAGGAGGAGGATTCCAAGTCTTAGCAGGACCATTGGATTACCAACAAGGATAATATGACATACGCTGAATTAGTAACCAAAATTAGAGATTATACAGAAGTAGATTCAAACGTGTTGACTTCTACTATTATTGATGGATTTATTGAAGATGCAGAATGGAAAATCTTACGAGATGTAGATTCGGATAACAATCGAAGATATAAAACAGCTCAAGTTATAGCGGGTACTCGTTTTATAGATGAACCTACAAATGCATTGGTAATTAGATCTCTTCAAATTGTAGATTCTGATGGAGTGGGAGTAGCGGATAACAGAGATTTTTTACAGTATAGAGACACAAGTTTTATGTCAGAATTCAATCCTACTAATGCGCAAGGAGTGCCTAAATATTATAGTTCATGGGATGAGAACACCATCGTTTTGGCACCTACTCCGGATGCTACCTATACTCTTCAATTAAATTATATCTTGAAAGACCCTGGATTATCGAGTACAAATACTACAACATACATAAGTTTGAATTTTCCCAACGGACTTTTGTATGCATGCCTTGTAGAAGCTTTTAGTTTTCTAAAAGGACCAAATGATCTATTGCAATTATACGAAGGAAAGTATAAACAAGTTGTTGAAGGCTTCGCAATAGAACAAATGGGAAGACGAAGACGAGATGAATATCAAAGTGGTGTTCCTCGTATAGGAAAATAGGAGAAAAAATAACATGGCTATAACACAAGCAATTGCAAACGCATTTAAGAAGCAACTCTTAGAAGGCGATCAAAACTTTGCATCATCAAGTGGTGACAAGTTTAAATTAGCTCTTTATACTTCTTCAGCAACTCTAAACTCAACTACTACAGCTTATTCAGCTTCTAACGAAGTTGGCAACAGTGGTACTTATGCAGCTGGCGGTGGCGCATTAACGAATAGCGGAACATCAATTTCTGATGGTGTCGCTAGATGTGATTTTGCCGACCTTTCTTTTACAGGTGCTACAATAACGGCTAGAGGTGCATTAATTTATAATACATCTTCTGCAGTAACTAATGCAGCAGTTTGTGTTTTAGATTTTGGAGGAGACAAAACAGCTACTTCAGGTACGTTTACAATTCAATTTCCGGCACCAACAAGCACAGCGGCTATCCTTAGAGTATCAGGATAATAGGGAGGTAACTTCCTATGGCTACTGGATGGGGCAAACTAACCTGGGGTGCAAATAATTGGGGTGATCTTTCTGATACTTCAATCACACTAACTGGAATTTCTTTAACAACTACTCTTGGAAATGAATCCATTTCTATTGATGTAGCTCCTGTTCCGACAGGACAAACCTTAACTACAGTCGTAGACGATTTAGCAGACGTACTTGGAACAACATCAGCGTATCCAAGCGGTAATGCTGCAACTATGACCTTAGCATCAGTAGATGCAGGTCCTGATGCAATGCTTACTGGTATAGCAATGAGTGCATCCCTTGGAAGCGTTGACGCTTTCAACCAAGAAGGTTGGGGTAGACAAACTTGGGGATCCAATGCATGGGGTGTTGAAGGAACATGGATAAGCACAACTGTTTCTGGAATAGCGATGACCGCTACTCTAAATTCAGTAACGATTCAAGCTGATGCAGATGTTGAGGCCAATACATTAAGTATAGCACAAGTAACATTAGGAGCAGTAGATCCTGCACCTGATGCAATGATTACCGGTAATTTTATGATCGGTGCATTAGGTACTCTAACGGGTACAGGTGGTACGGATGTTTCTGTTACTGGTCAAGCAATGACAGCTGCGTTAGCATCGGTAACTGCACTACCTAATACACTTGTTGATGTTACTGGTATAGCAATGACTGCTACTCTTGGTACCGTAATAATTAAAGCAACAGCAGATGTAACACCTACTGGATTTGGCTTGACTATTGCAGCCGCTTCTGTTAGGCCTTTAATCTGGAACGAAGTTGATACAGGTTCAGCGCCTCTTGACCCACCAGGATGGGTGGATGTTGCTGCTTAGGGTAGTTGACACTATCTCTTTTTTTTAATAAAATGGAATTATAAGGAATTAAAAAATGGCGAATGCTACATCAGCAAATTTAAAACTGACCGTTCAAGTAACCGGTGAAAACTCGGGAACCTGGGGTCAGATAACTAATACAAATTTATTAATTTTAGAACAAGCTATTGGAGGATATGGGGCATTTAACGTAACCGACTCTAGTAGAGCCCTAACTTTTACAAATGGGGCAACTTCTGATGGTAAAGATGACGTCATCAAACTTACAGGCACATTAGAAGGTAATCTTAATGTAACTATGCCGGATTCAGTTGAAAAAACATATATTGTTCAAGATACTTGTAATCATGCAAATTATACCCTTACATTTAAAACTACATCTGGTACAGGTGTAGCTTTATGTGAAGGTCACACTTATAGATTATGGTCTGATGGAACAAATGTTTATAAAGCACAAGAAGAAAAAGTATGGCGAGCTATTACAGCCGCTGAAACAGTTCAACCAGGAGCACAAGTTATGGTAAACACAAGTGGTGGCGGAGTAACTGTAACTCTTCCTGCTTCTCCTTCAATAGGAGATCAGGTTTCATTTTGTGATCAAGGTTATGACTTTGATTCTAATGCATTAGTCGTTGGAAGAAATAGTTCTAACATCGCTAACGCGGCATCTGATCTGACAGTTAATACAGAAGGAGCCGCTTTTACATTAGTATATTCTGGCGACGCTACAACAGGATGGACTTACACGGAGAAATAATATGTCTAATTACGAAGCAACTAAATACGATTTTGACGGAGCAAACCTTACAGGTATTGAAGGGGTTCCAACAGGATGCATTATTCCTTGGTCAGATACTTCTGTACCATCGGGTTTCCTAGAATGTAATGGAGCAGCAGTATCAAGAACAACTTATGCTACTTTATTTGCCATTACTTCAACAACTTATGGTTCTGGAAACGGTTCCACAACTTTTAATCTTCCAGATTTAAAAGATAATGTTCCATTAGGAAGATCTAATAGTGCAGCACTTGCATCTAGTGGAGGAGCAAATACAGTTTCCTCAACAGGAAATGTTGGAGGTTCAACTGGCTCACATACATTAACAGAATCAGAACTCGCTTCTCACTCTCACAGTGCACCTAGGAGAAATCCAGGTCAACCATATCAAGGATCAGCGTACATGTCCTTATTTGGACCTAATCCAGCAGTTAATACAGGAGGGGCTGGTTCGGATGGAGGACACTCTCATAACATGAGTGCAACTTTTAGTGGAGATGCAACTTCGGTTGTACAACCGTATTTAACAATTTTATATGTTATTAAGACTTAAGGAGATAAATTATGGCAATTAATTCAAAATGGACAGTAGTTTTTGCAGACAAAAAAATAACAAATCAGTCGGTTAAAAACGATAATAATTATTCAACTTCATATAAAGTTGATAATGATTCGTTTTGGAATGATTCAAAATGGAATGATATTAATGCTATTCAATTTATAGATGATTCTACAGATCATAATGATTGTGTTGAA